TTAATTGTTCTCCCCAAGTAGGATTTTCTTTCTTGCCTGATTGTTGGGCTGATTGTTCTTCTAAATGTTTTCTTCTTATGAATTCCTGTTTCTTCTGAACAGAATAAATCTCATCTCTTTTGGTAATATCAGTCTGTAATGTACCGATTAAAGAATTAAATTTATTAACTACTTTATTATAATTAGCAATAACACTTGGTTTTATGCTATCGGGGATTCCTTCTAAAGTCGTATCAAATTCCGTAAGATTCTTTTGAAGTTTAAGATATTCAGTATAATTCTTCTCAATATCTTCATTTAATACATCCAATAGACCTTTAGGTTTTTCAGGAATTTTAACCTCTTCGGTTTTCTCCAAAGTCAATTCACCAACTGGTGAAATTGGTTTGATCAGTGAAACGCCTTTTTTTCTCTGTTCCCAACCTTTCTTTTCTTCTTCTTCAAATAATTCTGCTGTAGTCTTTATTCTTCCCATTTATTACTTCCTACCTGATTTTTTTGTTGTTTTCTCTTCGACTTCTTCCCACTTATCATTCCCTAAATATTTCCACAAAATACCTTCCTCATCTCGATAAGTCTCACCGATGATGTAACCTTTTTCATCTTTTGGTTTTCCTTCTCCCGCTAACGCAGAACCATAATCTCCTTTTACCACACCACCAAAAGTTAAAGCACCTTCGATAGCTCCTACTTTCTTAATTTCTTCCGGTGGTAAGTATTTAGGTGATTGACCTTTAAGGGCATCTTTGTAATATGGATAGAGCCATTCATATATCTTAAACCATTCATCAGTAGTTTTATTTCCCTCGCCTCTACTTATGATTTTGCCTTCATTATCTAAACAATGTTGTATATTCTTTTCCATAACTTCTAAATATGAAGGGAATGGATAATTCTTATCAGTTCTTTTAGCTATATCTAATGCTTTCTCATAATCTTCTGGGGTAACAACAGAAAGATTTTCTTCGTCTCCGTAGAACATTTTATTGAAAGTATTTATATCAGCACTGGTTAAATCTTTTAGTTTTTCTTCACCTTCAACTTCACCCTTCTTACTTATCGTTACACTTCCTGTCTTTGGGTTGGTAGAGGTTACTTCATAATCAGGATTGTCCTGTATGAATTGATTTGCTTTATTAATGGTTTCTTCCCAGGTTATTCCCGTTTCCCCTGAACCAAAACTATAGGATACATTATTGGTCGCTGGATTTACATTCATACCAGTCAATTTCAATCCATATTCTTTTATTTGTTTATTTACTTCTTCCCACTTAATTTCTGGTTTTACATCTTGTTTAGATATCGTTACACTTCCTGTTTGCGGGTTAGTACCTGTTATTTCATAACCAGGATTATTCTGTATGAATTGATTTGCTTCTCCAAGAAAATCATTCCAAGATTTTGTTTCTGGTTTTTCTGTTTCTGTAAAATAATCAGAATATTGTTTAGCCAATTTTAAATCTTCAGATAATTTTTCCTTTTGTGATTCCTGTCCTTCTATCTGTCCTAAAGTTTGGTTCATTACCCATTCTTCCATAGGAGAGAAAGACCCCATCATCTTGGGTCTGTTTTCTTGCATGTATTTAAGGGCAGGTTTAAAGTCCATCTTCTGTCCTTCAGGCATATTCATTATGTAGTTTAAGATTTCGGCTTGACTACCTTTAGGTATCATTACTTCTGAAGTTGGTGTTCCTGTAGGCGTACCTGCCATAGAAGGTAAACCACCTGTTGGAGGAGTAGGAGGAGTTCCCATTTGTATAAATTTTCCCGTCATATTAGCATAGTCTACAAATTGACCTGCCATTTCAGACAATTTCTCTTGATCGCCATAAATACTTTCGTCTGGGTCTGCGTTTAATATATTAATCTCTTCGGTTGCTTGTTCTGGGGTCAGTGCTTTGTAAAATCCTGTTATGACCTCATTCATTACACCTTTATTATATTTATTTAAAATTCTTCCCTTGATTCCCTGTATAATTTGGGTGATAGCTGCCATACGATCTTTAAAAATATCATAGGGAGCTTCACCCTGACGATAAGGCGAAGGAAAAGACAACACTTGCATTTATATCACTTCCTTAAATTCATCTATTGATTTATTATTTTTTTTAGAGTTACAACTTTGACAAGCAGGAACAATATTTTCTCTTATATTGTCTCCATTTTTGCTTATGGGTATAATATGGTCTCGTGTTTCTCTGTTAAACAATGTAAACTCGCAATCACAATAAGCACATCTAAATTTATATCGTTTAAGAATATCTATCCACTCTTGAGCGGTTAAAGTATTAATAATTTTCTTCTCTCTTGCACGTCTTGTACATTGATTCCTTTGATTAGTCGCCTTCCCTTTCTCCGTTTCATAATATTCTTTCTTATATCTTTTACGATATTCTAAATTATTTTCTCTCCATTTTTTTACTTGTTCCAATTCCTTTCCACGATTAACCAAATGGTGTACCTTCCCGTATTCTGGATTTCTCTCACGCCATTTTTTTATATATTCTTTATAATATTCTGGATTTTCTTCTTTATATCTTTTAGTATCTTTTAATATCTTTTTTCTATGTTCCTGATAATATTTTTTATTATAGGTCTTTTTATCTTCTATGTTCTTGTAACCCATAAAATCATCTCCTTAAAATATTGCACCTGCGAAGCCAAGTATATAATCAAGAATCCCTGGTTCATAATGAGTTGTTGGTTGACTCCAAGTTCCCCAATTAGCAAGAGATTCCATTATCGGAGCTTTATACTCATAAGGGAATAAAGCTTGTTTGGTATCAACTCCCCAATTAGTGAAGGCTTCCTGTCTGGCTATATCTCCACTCTTACCTGCCAATGGAGCTAAATTCGATATTCCTGACATTGCTGCCAGAGGCATACCAGCTTCTTGTGCGGAATAACCTAATAATTGCGGTATCATACCTACTTCTCGGTTGATGTTTGATTCGTATAATCCACCTAAAGTCTGTAATAGACCAGTACCTATCTTCCCACTCAATCTACTTTCTTCTGCCATTCTGGGTTCACTATAGAGCATTCCTCCTAATTGACCTGCCTGTCTAATTCCACCAATTCCTTCTTCTGTTAAAGTCTCGGCTTCTTGTTTTAATCCCTTATAGTAATCACCTTTTGTAGGGTCATACTCTCCTGCCAATACACTCTTGATTTTATCCATTCCTAAAGTGAAGGCTTCTGGCATCTGTCCACTCATCATCTTTTCAATGAGACTCATTCCCCAATTTAGTAATATACTCTCCTGTCCTGATATTCCAGGTAAATCAACTTTTGGTAAGGTCGGAGTTTCTCCATAGGCTAAATCCGATAAACCTGCCATTGCTTCATCAGAATATTCAGTTGTAAGTAATTCTGGGTCTGGGTCTTGTACATTTTTACCTTTGGCAAGTGCTACTAAGACAGGAAGAAGTAACGCCATTTTAAAAATTCTTTTAATTCTGTTCCACATTCAATTCACTTCCTTTTTCATTATTTTCTCAATAACCGTATACGCTGTGTGAAGTCCATATCTTTTGGAAACTGCTTTCAGACCACGCGTCATAGCACCAGCGATTCTATCGGCTTTTAATTTTTGTGCTAAATCTTCTACTTTTTCAAAAATCTTTAATCCTAATTTTAAATCCTTACCATCAGTCCACGCCCATTCTATCCATATAACTTTTCCTTGAATGGGATTATCCTTTAAGAGTAAGACCACACAAGCATTTAAGTCTTGTTTTTCGTTAAAAGTAACGAATATAATACATTTGCCAACAGCTAACCCCATAGATATATACTTTAAGAATATATATGGGTCTATGGGTTCTTTCTCGGCATATTTTAAGGTCATACATATCCTTGTTATTACATTTGCCTGTGAAGCAAAATTTTCTTTATTTATCATATAAATTTCATTAGGCTTTATTTTTTCGTTATCTAACATAATCTTTTAACCGTTAAAAAAGTAACTTCTTTCCCTTTAATTAGAGTTGCGTTTCCGCCTGAATTTTGGTAAGTGTACAATTCTAAATAGTCATTTACCGATAATTTAACTATTCCAATAGATGGAATTATAATATCGCCTGTTCCGCTGGAAGTTATAGCTCCAACCTGATACACAACATTATTTTTATGGATTCTACAGGTATATACCTTCTGGTCAACCGTTGGGAAATAATAACAAGAACCTATAAATAAATAATATCCTGCAACTGTAGTTGTAAATCTGTAGTTTGTAATTGGGTCAAATTCTTCCAACACATCGAACTCTTCTCCATCTAAAACAACTTTAGTAGTAGTATTGTGAGCAATGGTTTGGTCTGAAGCAGATTTATAACCTTTCGCACCCGAAATAAAACCACTAGTTCCATATAGCAAAGATATATCACTATATACAGCAGTTACAAATTCTTCTAAGGCTTTATTGTATTCTTCACATACTCTTTTAATTTTTTCATCTTCTATATCTTCTATATCAGGTAAGATTAAAGTTGGTGGTGTTTTTAAAAGTTCTGCCATTATCTCACCCCAATCAAAATACTTTCTGTAACTAAACCTATAAACTCAAAATCATTGGAAAATGTGAACTTAATCAAGAAGTGTTTCGCAGCGAAATCAACATCTCCACTCGTATCCTGATTTTCACTTGGAAGATGTTTGATAATGATATCCTCATCACCTGTCATAAGAATCTGTCCACAATATTGCCAAGTCGTTTCGTTGTCACGCTTGACATATATCTTACAAGTCCCACTATCTTTCTTCTCGAAATATGAATATAAATCCTCAAGTCTTTTCTTAAAATGAAGTCCTTGTTTATCTGCTAAATCAGTTGAAATAACGAAGTAAGATTCATAAGCATTTCCGTCATCTGTTAATGATTCGTTTAATATGTAAGTGTATCCTGAATAATCAGAACATATACTTATCATCGTTCCTGTCGGTGTAGTTCCAGCAGCAGCAGTTTGAAACTGTATCCATTCACCATAATTTGTTCCTATGGTATTAGTCGCATAAGCCCGTATCCAATATTCGGTGTTAGCTACAAGTCCTACAATTCCTTTAGTAAAAGCCCCTGCTCCAAAATCCCCATCATCGTGTGCATCCCAAGTATTGTTTTTAGTTAAACCATATTTAAAACCTCTTACTGTGGAATTTTCCCCCCCTAAAGCAGTGATATTACCATTTCCCGTTGCTGAAGTTATGAGTATATCAGTAGGGTCTTGTGTCGTTACGGTTGGAGCTACTTTGTCAGTAGTAAATTCTACTTCACCGCCATAACTATAACCTACTGGATTATAAGCATAAGCCTTAACATAATAATGTATTCCTGGACTTAACCCCGTCATCGGTCTGGTAAAAGCACCTGTTCCGAAAGTACCTATTTCTTCTGACTTGTAATCTGCTACTGTCGGACTTCCTGTGGTATTCCAACATACCCCTCGTTTAGTGGCATTGAGATCGCCTGTTGCGGTAATATTTCCATTTCCCGTTGCGGTGATAGATAATATGTTTGTTACTGCTTGAGTGGTAACGGTGGGAGGGTCATACCAATCACCTTCAACCTTGACATAAACTTGGGTACATCTACCTTTGCTTTCGGGAAAGCATGTACTCCATTTGCTTGCAATCTTAATCTTCAGATCATTAATCTCTTCCCAAGTCCACGCTACACCAGTAAAGGGATTAGTAATCCATTCTTTAGATTCGTTTTTGTAGGTTGCAGAAGGTATTACAGTATCTTGAACCATATAAGTATTTTCATGAGTTTGTATATAACAAAAACAACCTGCCTCACCCAGTCCTTCTTCTAAAGTAAATGTTCTCCAACGATATAAAATAGTTACTTTAGATATCGTTCCTATATCTACTTGGTCTTGAATTCCGTATATATCTTCATACACACTTGCTCCACAAACATTATTTTGAACAAAACTGGCATCTTCATCAGGTTCATTATAAGGTTGATTAACAGAATACCAAGATCCTGCAAGATCACCTGATATTTCTGAATTTGGGTATAAATATAATGTGTCCATTAATCCTCCTTATAATCTCCAAAAGCTGGAATCGCCAAATCTAATTGACCCCATATTCTATTTCCCTGTTCATCCTCTTTAAGAGTAATTACTTTATTATTTAGAGCATTATCAAATGGAATACTCCACCAAGTTTCCTCTGTTTCATCGATAAATTTACTTTTAATAAGGTCTACCGAACTTTGATAAATTTTATCTATAATTTCTGTTTGAATAGGTTGAGAGATTGTTCCTACTGACATTTCCTTTATTGTTCCGTCAGAAGCGTACCAGTACAACCTACCCTTATTATCGTTGACAATTCCACCACTACATTTAGCACCTACCGTCATTGAAATAAATGCTCCATTGAAAGTGTAAGTTGAACCAACTAACCAATATTTAAAATGACTTGTTTCCTTAAAAACAATCAAGTATCCTCGATACATACCAAAACCGATTATGAAATCAGCTTTTCCAACTTCTGTACTTCCAGCCCCAGCAACAATTCCAGTAGGTATCCATGTAACTTCATCACCGATAGCATTCCAACGCATTCTCTGGGGATACCATTTACCATCTTCATAGGTGTATCCCAAGATTAAATAATTTTCGTAAGTAGTTAAGTGTTTGCATTTGGTTAAGTATTTACCTGTATCATATTCGATACCATTTGTGGTATCATCGAGTGCTACAAAAAGACCCGTTGTATCCCAAGCTATTACAAAATCTACACCATTCGTTGCAACGACCTTATCGTTATAACTTTTCGTTTCCCAATATGTACAATCGGAAGAACAGGTGAATTTCAAGTCAAAAGTTGGAGAATTCCAATGGTAGATATGTGCTTTAGTAAAGACAAGTAAATACTGTGTTCCTGTTGAACGTTTTATAAATTTATGATAATGAATAATAGGATTTTTGTCGGGAGTCTGGACTTTTACTTCAGTATTTAATAAATCTCCCTTTCGCATTTTTCTACGGATTACTTTCCCATCTTTGAGTAGGACATTCTGCGAATCAGGTAATAGGACTTTATTTAAGAGGATGTTTGGAATGTTTTTAATAAGCTCACTCTGAATATTAAAAATAGCAAAAGGTTGTTTTTTTCCCATTAAAATCCATTCCTATATACGGCGATCTGTATCGGTTCTTTTAAATTAGCCTTCAATTTGGGTATCTCATCTATTAGATATAAAGTATTATATTTTTGTGCATCATCTAAATTAAGACCTTCCGCAACCTCATAAAGTAATCGAAGTTCAAGAGCTTTGCGGTAGGTATCGGTGAAGAGGATATAATCACAGGCTTTATAAGTGACTTCATCAACGGTTACACTTTCAGGGTGATAGTAAGCGTACCAAAGGTACATATTGTAAACTGCGTCTGGGATTGGTCTTGGATATATATATCCGCTTTGCCAAGTGTAGCGTTCAGGAGTTCCTGTCGTAGAGTCATAGTAGATATTCCTCTTATACATCGCAAATCTTTCATATTCCAATGGTTTGTATATCGTTAAATCATCAGAACTTTTCATTCCAACGAATAGTAAATCCTTAAAGTTATCAGGTAGAGAATAGTAATCCCTGTCTATAATGGTCGGTTTTACAAATTCATCTTGTAAGAAATTCCCTCGTTGACTCAAGTCTTTTAAGACAGAAGTAATCTTTTCATCTAACTGTGTTCCCGTATATCCCCTCTTTAAAGTTCCATTTACTACAGTTATAAGTTCAGCTTTTAATATACTCATTTCTTTTCAACCTTCTTCTTTTTAACTTCGCCGTAATAACTTTTTCCCCCTATACTACAAACATGAACATACTTGTCTCCCGGCATTGAAATAGTCCTTACTTTTCCACCATTCTTTACACAATTTTCAAATGCTTGTGGCATTTCTTCACCTCGTAAGAACAATAGTTATAATTTTATCAGTGGTAATCTGTTGAGTTGTCGCCACTAATTTTATAAATGGAACAGATGCTATTGCATCTTTAGCCAAATCGCTTAATACTACAATCTTACTCGCAGCTACACTTGCTATAGTAACCGCACTCACATCAGAAAAGACTATCGGGTTATAAGTCCCGCCAATAGTATCACAACCCTTTAAAGTTATTATCGAAGTAATCCAATTTGCAGGTAAAAATATAGCGATATTTCTATAACGAGATTTATCCAAAACAGTGGAATCATATCCATCTGCGGATATAGTTACAGTTTTCGTAACAGGACTCTCAAGCATTAATTTCGCAGCATTCACTACTGTTTGATTATCCATTTATTTCACTCTCCTTTAAAACTTTTTCTAAATTTTTCTTTTTCATTCCTTGAGTATTTATTCCTAATTTAGCCACTTCTTTTCTTAACTTGACAAAATTTGCTAAATTAGATAAAACTTTAGGACTTTCTTCACATCTAAAGTGTGGTTTTAATCTTTCAATAATAGTCTCATTATCTGTCTCAAATTTTCCACCCACAAATTGAGCTATTCTTTTATGATTTTTCTTACTCGTTACCGTTGAATTCGGATAACGGTCATTGTAAAAAATCATGTTTCCCTCCTTTTAATAGAAAGGCAACAGACTTTTACTTTCTAAAGGGGGTACAAAAGATTTCAAAGCCTATTACCTTTCGTTCCTTTATGGTAATTCTATAAAACTTGCAGCAGGTAAATGGTCAGTGTAAAGTAGAGAACTTGTTCCCACAGGTTTTAACATAAATAGTATTGTTCCATCAGCTTGCATATATGGAGCAGTCTCTATGAACAAAACACAAGTTGCAGGAGTTGCTACCGTAGCAGCAAATTGAGTATAGACAGTATTCTTGGCAGCCCAGAAAGACCCATTGAGTACACAAGGAATCATTCCGACTTCTCCAGCACCTATAACACCTTCCGTATAAGTGATAAGCAAGTTACGAGTTGCCTTGGTCGGTGTAATAACAAAGACTGCAACACAAGTAAGTTTAACAGTTCCAGCAGCAACAGCGGTTTCGGTAGCGATTACATCAGTAGCACCCAAGATAATCTGTTGGTCTGCATCGCTTACGATGGTGTATAAGCCATCATTTAATCCACTGGTTGATTCGACAAGTAACATCTCACCATCACTGGCTACAAAATTAGCAGCAGTAAATCCGACAGCAGCTTTATTTATCTGGCAAGCACCCGCAGCATACAAAAAGCTAATGTCAACAGCACTGATATATCCTTCAGTTGCAGCTATGACAGGTTGCCAAGTAAGTTCTACAGGTACTTCCTTTACCATAGTATGATTGGTTACAGTTATTTTTCCAGCCATTTAATTTTCCTCCTTTCATTAAAATTTCAAAGGGGACTATAGAAGTCCCCTATATTATTTTATATTGTAGTTTCTTTAGCGTAAGTCATATCAGCCCAAAATAGTTCTTTAGGTTTAATAACTCTTGAACCCCAAACGTGCAGACCTCTAATAGCATCGGCAAACCGAGTCTCTAACCTGAGGACTTCACTTTCTATTATCTGTTGTACGAATGCGATTGAATCATAACTTCCAGCCATGATAACATTACGTTTAGTCCCAGCAAGTGCTACACATCTGTTAGATTGGTACATATCGAAGTTTAAGACTCTTCCAACAAAACCATTTTTAAGTTCTCCTTCTAAGTCTTGAGCTTTAAGAATTCCAGCAAGTAATAATTTTAAAGTAACCCAAGATGGAAGTACGATAAACTTCTTTTCGATATTTACGCCTTCACAGGCATCCCATAATTCACCGATAACACTAGTTACGGTAGCTGTATCACAAGTCGTATCAGATATATAAGCAGCACCAGTAGCAGTTTGGTCGTACAGACTAGCTATAAAGGTATCAACCTTTTTATCTAATCCATATCCAGCCTTGTCGGCATAATTGGTCATGTGATTAACACTAGATTGTTTCTCCTTAATGTCTCCCATAGAAATACCATAGTAGTATGCCTTGTTAACATCCAAGAAGATAGCCGAATCTTTAGGTGCTTCATAAGTGACAGCAGGTGTAGCAGTATCATCGTATTCATTAATGGTTACTTCTCCAAGTCCTATGATTTCGACCCTAGAACCCTTCTGCTTTATTTCACCTTGATATTCTTTGGTGGCAATCTTACCGAAAACTAATTTGTCATCGATTACTTTTAATACTTTAGCAGCAAAAATAATAGGGACGGTGTCTCTTATTGCAGCATTACCAAAGTTAATAGCCATTTAATTTCAACTCCTTTTTATTTAGTTCCTTTTCTTAATTCTTCCCAATAAATCATTGATTTCTCGATCTTAGGAAGGTTCTTTTGAGCTTCTGACGAAGTCATATTACTGACTTCTTGTGGTGTAAAGAACTCATCATTCTTTATTTTTGTACCACCCGTTAAACTCGTCTTGTCTACCTTGCGAGATTCCATGTCTTTAAGGAGTTCTTGATTTTCTTCTAAATCAAGTTTTGCTTTTATATCAGGGTCTTCACAACCTTTTTTATAAAGTCTTTCGCCTGGATTATCTGAATGGAGTATGGCTTGTTCTTCATATTTATTCCTACCAATCAGCCTGACTGCTGCTTTATAAACGGTGTCAAAATCTAAACCAACATCTTTTAAACGACTATACTTTTGGATTGCTTGACCGCAAGAAGCATGAAATTTCTCCATAACTTTTTCTTGCTGATCTATTTCTTTGGCTACTTTTTGTGCCTTTTTGAAGACATCCAATGCTCCTTTCTCAAAATTCTGGAAATTCGCTTTGGCATCTTTTATAGTCACATAGTCTTCATCTTTGCCCTCAAACTTCAAACTATCAGCAATAGGTTCTACCTTTTGGGATTTTAAATCCTCGGTAGTTTTTCTTAGAGACTCTAATTCTCTCCTATTTTGCTCTAATTCAAATTGGGCTTGATGATATCTTTCTCTTTCACCTTGCAAATCCTTCAAAATACCCTCGTGTTCAATTTTGGTGTAGACTTTTTCCTGATTCACATCCTTATCTACCATGTTTGTTCCCTCCTTTCACCCTGAGGTTTGGTAATTCCTGGATTCCTTCCAGTAAGGATATTACCTGCCTTTAGGCAGTATTTTTTACTAACAATCCTAATAAAATAGGATTATCTATTAAATCTTTCTTTAATAGGTTTTCTTTACTTGGTAATAGTCTTAAATTATATAAACTCCAACATTGTTTAAATTCCTCATCTTCTGAAGTTTTAAAAATAAAAGCTCTCATTGGAATTATATGGTCTATATGTAATCTCCCCTTTAAGTAATCTTGCCAATTATATCCTTCGGGTACTGTGCTTTTTAAACGCCCCATTAAATCATCTAATGTATATCCAACAAGATCTTCCCAATGACGACCTGCTTTATTGCCCCTTAAGGATGATCTTATTGCCGATTTTACTTTGTGAATAAGGTTGTGTTTCGGACTTGTTTTATATCTATTCCTTTCACACTTTCCTTGACATTCTCTATATTTTTCAGGACTATCCTTACGCCATTGTCTACTACGTTCTAAATATTTTTCTGGATCTTTTTTGTAATCTTCTTTTTCCCAACTCTTTTTATAGTCTGGATTTTTCTCTTGCCATTCTTTGGTAGCATTTTTATATTTCTCTGGATCTCTTTGATAATATTTTTTATATGGCATTAAACGTTCCCTACATTGGACTGCATTTTCGGGGGACTGGGTTTACCTTTAGCTTGTTGACGGGCAGGCTGTTGCTCTTCTTGGGCAACACGTTGGGCTTCTTGTCTTATTCTCTGGACGATCTCATCTTTGTCCGGAATATCAGAGTTGGCTATAATTACATCAATTGGGATGGGGAGTCCAGCTTGAGCCATCTGCATAAGTACCTCAAGGTTAGCCATTCTAATGGTCGGTGTGTGTGGTGTGGTCTCAATGTTGTATCCGTAATGTCCGACAGCCCATGATTTCATTGCTTTATAAAGTTTTTCGATATCAACCTTTTGTTTCTCTTCCTGCATTATTTGAGCAACTTCGGCTGGTGAATAAACTTTGGAATGTCTAATCATTTCAATAAGGGTTTCTCCGAATATCTTTTGGGTATCCCTAAAATTATCGTAAACTGGTTCACTAATGGTTGCTCCTGCCTTTTGTCTTCGTAAGATGGCAATTCCCGAATCAGTTCTTTTATCTCCCTGTCCTAAAATGTCAGGATTAAGACCTGAAATCTTTTTGATGTTTGCTTCTTCATCTTGTTTTAAAATGAAGATTCCTTGTGGAAAATCATTGGGTTTCATTTTCTCTGGCGGTATTTGAGCATACGTAACCATAACTCCAGGTTTCGAGCCTTCTTCTTTTACGATTGCTTGAGTATTTACTTCCGATTCCTTGACTATCCAACCTGTATTAGCGGTATGATTAATGATATGAAGCATCTGGGAGGTTCTTTTATTGATTTCTCTCTGTGGGTCTTTGAGACCCTCGACCACTCCAAAGACAACCCCGTCAAACCAATAAGGACAGAATCTTTGCAGGGGATACATAGTCATTCCATTGTAGGGGTCTTCGATGTCTTCTAAAATCATTTCTCCTAACATGGTTGTTACATGAAGGACTTCAATGATATGTTCCTTAATGGAGTATCTTGGACGCCTTCTTTCGTTCTCTGCTAACCTGCGTTCTTTTTCCAGAACAGCTTTGGCTACTTCTTTTTGAGAATCGTGAATAGGAGAAAAAGAAAGAGTAGCCCCATCTATGAAGTAACTTTGTTTTTTGTAACTCTTCCACCATATCTCTTTTAGTCGATAACTCTCTTTTGAGGGGTCTCGGTCTTCCGTATCGGATTTCTTGACGAGTTTACCCTTTAAATCCGTATCATCTTCATCTTGATAACTCCCCAGATAATTTCTTATCTCTTCTTCGTGTTCACTGAAAAGAAG